TATAGTTCAAAACGCAGATAGCCTCGACAAATTAACTGATTGGTGGTCAGATAAAGCGAACCAACAGTACATGCAGGCGCTATCTGAAGAGGACCTCAAAGCGCTCACATCCGCGAAAGACAACCGCAAAACATATCTGGAGAATCCAAATGTCGGGTAGCATCAACAAGGTCATCTTGATCGGCAACTTGGGGCGTGACCCCGAGTTGCGGCCCATGTCGAATGGAGGTCAACTAGCGAACCTCTCCGTCGCCACCTCTGAACGCTGGAAGGATCAAGAAACGGGTGAGCAGCGCGAGCGCACCGAATGGCACCGGGTGGTGATCTTCGACGAGAAACTCGTAGACGTAGCGTCAAAGTATCTCTCCAAGGGTTCCAAAATCTATATCGAGGGAAGACTCCAGACCCGCAAGTGGAAAGATAAATCTGGCCAAGACCGCCAAACGACGGAAATCATCCTACAGCGCTTTAACAGCCAACTCACCATGCTCGATTCTCGGAGTCAAAGTGGCGGTGAGGCACCCGATATTCCTGCCACGGAAGTGCATCTTGACGATGAAATCCCATTTTGAGGTTCAATCGCATATGACCAATCAGACTTGGTGTGAGATTAAATCGAGCAAGCAGGCTGGCATCCTCTGCAGAGATGCTGTTTTCGCGCATTGGCTGTTGGCCCGACACCCTGGTGAGTGCGATGTGGCCAATATTGTGCGAAAAATCTGCCACGTCAACAGTCGGAGCGAGCTTGATACTGACACGATTGCTGCGGAGCGCTGGCACGCGCTTGAAGAAACTTATCGCCAGGATGTAGGCATGACGGCGGAACAGCGAGGATGATTCAGACTAAAGTGGTTTGATACTCTTGATCACTGCCGTCGTGATGGCATCGACCACTTCCCCAGTCACATCGACCTGGGCGGCGAGCATCGCCTTCTCGACCGCAGCGCGCAACGCTTGGCCATCAAAGGCGAGCGAGCCACCAGCTTTATATTCGATCAGCCCCTTCCCAAGATCGGCCGAGAGCTTCACGTCTGTGCGCTCCTTGCCGTCCATGTAGCTTATCAAACATGGCGCGTATGCTGTCGGTGCCTCGACTGGGCCAACTGAGCAGAATTGTATCTGCACATCTGTGATCCCAGCGCGGGTTTGAACGTTGTCGCGGGGATTGAAGGAGCAACCCGCGACCAAAAGGAGCAGGGCCAAGACACGGCTTGAACGTGGGAATCCAGATATTTTGCTCACGTATTCCAAAACAGCCATCCAAATATCCTCACGCCCAACCAATGGACCCGAGCGAGTACAGGCCTGCCCGCCTCGATGATACATGTGCGATAAGCCGCGTCGGCATCTGACCGCGATCCTTCACGCAGCCAATAACGCCTGTCGTGTTCGACACAGCAATGCACCATATCTTTCCGATCTGGTACAAGAGTGCAACCATCACTCAAGTCGGTGTTCCATTCCGTATCCCGTTTTGGCGCGCCAGTGAAGCGTCGATGTTCCCGGCGTATCATAAGATCAATCTCTTGTGAACGCGGCCACCACCCCCGCGACTGCCAGACCAGCGGAGACGATCACCTCCGCTTGGTCGGGGCCAAACGTCACACCAGCGGCTGTCAGAAAGCTCACGATCCCAAGCCATGTGCTCCGCTCTTTCAAGCGATCTTGTATCCAGTACATCATTGTAGTCTCCTTCAAAAGGGTGCAACCAACTCGCTCCGAGGATCAGGAGCCATGAGCACCTGGAGGTCGTATACTCTGGCTTCGATCCGAACTTGGACCTCTCTCAATTGGCCCAAACTTTCACTAAGCGCCTCTATGGACCGGCCGATCTCAGCAAGACCAACGACAGTGTTTGTATGCCCTGAAAGTTGATCGTGCTGCTCAATGTTTTCGAGTGCGCGGCGCGCGTCATATCTGGTATCCACAGCCCAAACCAACCCACCCGCGATGACCGTCGCCATTGCCACGGCCCCGCCAAGGGTGGGTAGGTATTTCATTTTTCATCTTCCGACTGACATGCCGGGCTCTCAAGCGCGTCGCCGATGACAAAAGCGTGGCAATTCAAGCGGAGAAATTCATATACCATCACCATCGGGATACTGAAATTTATGTGCTCCACAAGCTGCCATCCTGCCGCCCGCGCCTTAGAGGTCACGCCAATCAGCTCGTAATGGCCCGGATCAGCAGATCGATATCTGAACAAAGCCCCCCCGGACGAGCCATAGATAATAGGCGAACTACTGGCTATATAGCCATACCCATCAATCTCACGCGAAACCCGTGACAGGAGGCCTGTAGTTGCGAATGGTGGCTCACCAAGGCCCGCTCCCACCGCCCAGACCCGCTCAAACATATACAGTGGCTCGGCTGGGTCATGCATTCGAGCCACGGACGCCACTCCACTCTCACGATCACTCAAGCGGAGCAACGCCAGGTCAGCGAGTTGATCGAACGCCTCTATTGAGGCCCGCTTGCCCCGGTTGCCAATAGGTCGGGACAGATCGTTGTATTCAAAAAAGAGCACGTCAACGAGGCCCCGTCTTTCAACGTCATATTTCTCGCCGTCCTCGTCGCAGCAGATAGTCTGCCGCCGGATGGCGTTGGATATGACATGGTAGTTAGTCAAAATATACGTTGCCCATACCCCATCTTGCTCGGCCGAATAGATCACTGTGCCAGACCCACTCCCTTGACCTGTGCGAATCAAGGCCACATTGAACAGCATCTCTTCATGCATTTGCTGGATGCCCGGTGGCGGCTCGGTCGCAGGCAATGCAGGTGCTGCCAAGGAAGCCAACAGCAAGACACATGTGATAAATATCTTCAACCGCAAGATTAGAGCCATCTCATGTCACCTTCAATAGTGATGGGTCGTGATGTCACTGGTCGCCCCAAATGGTGAGATGTACGCGGCCGGTGTCCTGGCCTGTGCCGGCCAGCATAGTGCCGCCGCGAGGAGAACCGCGAGGAGGGGGGCGCGCATCACAGCCAGGCCCTTCATGATTACGCCACCAGGCCATAAACCGCGACGTGATATTCGTCGCAATCCACGGCGTGACCGCCGGCGGTCACGCCATGAATAACGAACGAGCCCACCGCCTTGGTTTTAGTAGTCAAGTGCGCCGCCGTCGCATCGTCAGGCGTAAGCAGCACCGCGTAGACGGCGGAGGCCATATCTCCGGCCAAGGTGACTGTGTAGACGCCTGTGGAGTCCTGGGCCACAGTGGGGGCACCGGAATTGCCTCCAATAAATGTCACCACCGGCGTTGCACCCCCTGTAAAAGTGAACAGACACGCTGGGACGAGCAAGCTGTTTTCCAATGTCGCCGGGGCGATGACCTTATCCGCTACCGTTCCCGTGATGACCTCAGCACCCGTCGCCAGTCCCGTCACCATCCGGCCGTCACCCGTGACGAACGCCAGGACGTGAACGGTGTTCGCCGCCGTCGCGAAGCAGATTGCCCGATCCCCAGCCGCCGTGGTGATGTTGGCCTCGCCCGGCAGGTCGAGGGATGCGCCGTGGGTGAGAGCGAGCACGCCATCGAACTGGAGCATAAAGAACGTCCCAGCCGCAACCGTAATAGCCGAAAAGCCAGTCGTCCCTGTCACATCAAAGTAGTTGCCGTCCGTGTCCAGCACCAATGGCGAGGCGCTTGAAAGGTCACCACCTTTGGCCCATCTCTGTGTTGCAGAGAAGGTATTGACGATGGCCGTACCTGCGGCCAAGAGAGTCGTAAGGGCGGCACCAGAATTGGAATCGTCCAACAAGGTCTCGATATAGCTCGTCACTGGAATCGTGCTGTCACCAGTAGGTCCAGTGGATGCGATGATGTTACCCGAGGAATCGAAAGCCGCGAACTTCGATGCCCGCTCACTGTCGATGGGCAATTCCAAGTCTGTCGCCGTGTCGGTTTTGGGAACGGAGAGAGTCCGGCCAAGAAACTCCTCCTTTTGTTGAACCATCCGCACGATTTGGTCAATTGCCTGTTCAACATTCGTCGATGGGAATGCTCCACCTAGCGGAAGCGCCGTACCTTGGGTGTCGGCACGCTTGCTCCTGATGACCAAGGTCTCGCCCGAAGCAGGAGTGTAATCCGTTGGGGATGTATCGACTGTGAGAGTGCCGGTCGAGCCGGCCCCACCTGACAAGGTGTATTGCGTATTCAGCACCCAGGTCGTTTCAACTCCAGCGCTACTCCGAAGGATGACCTCGATGTCCGTATCATCCCAATAGACAAACGTAACGCT